CTCCAAATTCTCCATTGATGGACGTTGTTGCTCGCGGTGCTGGAGCCGTTGCCGGTGCCGCAACGAGCGGAATTACTGGAGTCGGAACAATTGGAGCAGCAAATGAATTGGCTTCCATTGCTGGTCGAAGCCAGAAAATCAAATACGCNATTGCTTCTTATATTCTTACAACTCCTGANCTTAGAAAACTGGCAATCACTCCAATCAATCGCATTGATCCAACGACTGCAAAAAACATGATCAGCGGGTTTTCAAACTATATGGTTGATAGGTTTGGTCCTGATTCTCCAGAAGCGGACGAAATCTATACCATGAACATTGACGCAAATAGGAGGCCAACCAAATGAGCGACTTCGTTGCGGANCCATTCGTTGCTCCTGTGCAATCGTTTGATTCTAATAAAAGGACCAAGCAGTCGCTCATTTCTCGTCGCAACAGAGTGAAGAAGAAAATNTCGGTCTATTCAGCTAAAGGATTTCCGAAGATCAAGCCATGACCTCTCTCTCAAAAAAAGGTAACACCTATCAAGGAAAGAAGGTGTCGCTCAACAAACCGTTCTACACTCCTGGCGAGCGCAAGAAGAGCGCGGTGTACGTGAAGAACGATAATGGCAATGTTGTGAAGGTCAGGTTCGGCGACCCGGATATGACCATCAAAAAGAACAATCCCGGTCGTAGAAAGAATTTCCGCGCGCGACACAACTGCTCAGAGGCAAAGGACAAGACAACGCCTAAATTTTGGTCGTGCGCCGCATGGTAATTTTATGGATAAAATGAAACTTGGTGGTGGAGGCCGTTACGAGAAACTTATCGGCTCTCTTGAGAAGAAAGGTGTCAAAGACCCTGCTGCTCTCGCGGCATCAATCGGTCGCAAAAAACTCGGCAAGGAAAAGTTCCAATCGCTTGCCGCTAAAGGTCGGCGTCGAGCGATGAGAGAAAAGAAGTCTGGTGCTTAGTGCCTTATGACTTCTTAAAGACAGAAAGTGTCTCGTGAACTTTCACTGTGTAACCAAGTCTCTTGGCTTGTGGGATCATGATTTTTACCTTACTAATTGTTAACCTTGAGATGATAACCTTGTCGTGAGGAATGAACCCAAGTTCTTTCAAGATTGTTTCAGTTTGAAATGTGAGGTCGTAATAGATTCCCTTGTCCCGCCAATCTCCAGAAGCTATGCAATAGGTGGAACCACGTTCTGCCTTATCTGCAAAGCGGGTTAAAACGTCACGGTATTCGTTCAAGAAAGCCTTCCAGCTTTTAGCCTTGTCTAGACCGTTTCCTTGATAGACCTCAACATCCCAGTAAGGAGGACAGGTAAATAGTCCATCATGGACTGGCACATCAACAGTCCTTGAATCTGCTTTGATGTTGTCCACATTGTAACGCTCTTTTGCGCTTTTGATTGCCTCGTCAGAAAGATCATAGCCAGAGTATTTGAGTCCGTTTCTTTTCATTGCATCACCTCGTTCACCCCATCCCGCGAAAGGGTCCACAACATGTTTGCAATCACGAAGAAATAGCTGGGCGCATGTTTCCGCTATCTCATGTGGAAATTGACTGAATCCGTTACGGCTGGACTCATTATCATGTCCAGACTCTTCACGTATTCCATTTGTAGATGCACTAATTTCAATGACTGAGACAGGTAGCACAGTCAAATGATCACGAGGCTTAAGAGATATTGGAAAGCTGAACAACTCATTCATAATTAGTATTTATTGAACTTTCCTTTCCAAGGTTTCTTGCCAGCAGCTTTATCCACCTTGAAGACCTCGGGCGGAGCGTAGTCCCAAGACACGGTTCCAACTCCTCGCTGGATGATGATCGATCCGCACTTGTTCCCTTCTTTGTCCTTCATCCCGGATCGCTCAGACCTCTTCGCCATCCCAAGAACAAATNGNCTGGGATGATTGAACCCGATCTCTTTCATCACGATGACCTCTCTCGCCCANTTGGTCAGGTCGGATGAACCAAAGCCAGAGTAGGCCATGTCTGCCACGCTCTCGGGTTTCTCGTCCTTGCCCTTTGGCTTGGGGAAGTGATGCACCAGGACGATGATGACTCCAGTCTCGATCATGATCGGCTGAAGCAGATGGCGGGTGAAGTTCGCGCATNCCTCGATGTCCGCAGGGTTCCCGCCTATGTACGACAACAACGGATCGACGTACACGACATCCACCTTGGTCTTCCTGATCATCCTACGGAGCATTGTGGCGAAGTCTGCGCCGGTACGTACCGTCTCGCGAAAGAACAGCATGTCGGCGCTCTTCAATCCATCGGCCCAGTTCTGGGTACCGAACACCATCTTCGCCGCTCCCTTGAGNCTGTCATGCTGGTCCGCGATGTCGTTCTCNGCCTGNACGAACGCCACCTTCAACCGCCGCACAGGTTGCACGCCGAACCAATCTTCACCCATTGCCCACTTCAGTCCTTGATAAAGCACCATCGANCTTTTGCCGCAACCGCTCTGTCCGACGAACAGGAGCGATGAACCACGCCTAAGCCATCGATCTCCTATGAGATTGTCAGGGTCGTTCTCCGGGTCGTAATCGAGGATGCTCTGGAGCGTGAACTCCTGAGGCATGTCCTGAGACTCCAGGTAGTCGGTGAACGCTTCCCAAGTGATCGACCCGACATTGATGGCCAGCAACTTCTGCTCCTTGCCATCNCGCATCGCGCCGGCAAGACGAGAGAACCGACTCGCGTTCTTGTTCTTCGGGTCGATGCCAATGGCTTCGAGGTGTCGATAAACGATGTCTCGACGCTCTGTCCATTCCGCTTTGTCCGCTGCATCGACCCTGACCCATCCATGCAGGCTCTTGCCGCCTGAATCGATGACCACGGACATCGGCAACTTGGATTCACTGAGGACGGTCCATTGTTCGTCCTTGGNCTTCTCGTCCATCTCNACGAGGACATGGCGATACGCTGAGACGCCAGAATCGGATCCGCTCTCGTCGCTGCACGGGTTGACCCGGACATAGGAGCCACGGCTCTCCTGGCTCGTCCACATCGAGCTGATGGGATCCGTGAAGTGCTTGGATATCCAGTTGTCGCGGGTCAGGAACGTACCCTTCGACCCCGGCCTTCCNTTGCCAGCCTCGTCGCAGANGATGTCGTTGCAGATGCAGACCACTTCATCCGGTTCAAAGCACGCCTTGAGGAAGTCAGCGNTGGAGAATCGCTTTGCAGGAACCGGAACCGGTTGGGTCGGTCTTTTGACGATGAACTTGCCGGTGGTCGATACAGGCGTGCCGCTCTGCGCGGACAAGAGCCATCCTCTCGGCTTATCGTGTGCCACCTTCGACGCCTCGACTAGCTTGTGGGCCAGTTCGTGCGGTTTCCACGGTGGAACGCATTTCGAGTTGTACTCGTTGAACAATGCTTCCGCGTCTCCATGCGATAGCTCAAAACCGTGTATGAGCGCAGTTGCGACGGCGAAGGTCGCTCCATGACCGTTCTGCCCGGTGACGGCTCCAGGGGTGTTCCTCAACCACGCTCTCGCGCGGTCCACATTTGATTGATTCATTCGATTCCAAGTTGTTTGCGCGCTAGTTCTCCGCTTTTGCCAAGATCGGTCTTGGCTATCTCTCGAAGAACAGAATTTGATTTCTCCAGCTTTCCGAAAAGGAGAGCAAGCTCTTTGGGTGTCATCAGTACTTGCTCCAATGATGTATGCGTATGGAGCGCGTCTGAAACTTCGCAAAGAGCTTGCTCTGTGCATCTATGTATAGATCAGGGTGTCGCATCTATCGGCACGAACCTTGATTTGAACCTGGCCCTAGTGGTGACGTGTATCTTTCGTTTTCCATCTTGGATATAAGCCACGCCGGGCCACTTCGTCTCACCTATCAGTATCTCAACATCATCTGATATGAGTTCAACTTCTACTGCGCTGTTTGCTAGGTTCCTGAATTTCATCGTCATCGAGATGGGAAATCGCGTCCGTAGAACAGGTGCCATCAGCGTCTTGCTTTGGCTTCGGCCTGCTCATCCAGCCGCGAATGATCGCATAGTCGATAAGTTTGGGTGCATCTTTCAAGAACTGTCGATGGGAGATATCGTTTTTCATTTTGTTGTTTTTAGCGACCNCCGCCGAGNGCGTNGTGAAGGATGAGCAATGCGTCTGAATTCTTGAGCGTCACGTCGAGATGTGGATACAGTTCTTGGGCCTTTGCGCGCAGCTTCCGCTTCCACTCTGCACTGGTCGAACACGATTTCCGTCCACCAAGACCAAGCGGTTCCTGCCAGATCTTCGGCTCGACCCGGTGCAGTCCGTATCCTTGAGAGTACGCTAGTCCTTGGACGATGCCGTAGTTCTCATGCAGGGTCGCCACGCTCGCAGCAGGCGTCAGCTTGCAAACGAACTTTGGAACCTTCTCCACCCAGAACTGAGATTCCGCCATCTTGAATCCGATGAGGATCTGATGGATGTCGGGCAATGATTCAGGCATCGCCATCAGGATGATTCCGTCCGGGGTGTTGATGGCAAATCCGCCACCGACACCTGGATCACACGCTACGATTTGTTTTTTCATTCGCTCCTTTTAGAAACACAGCACCGTGACGTTTTCCGCCGCGATGCGTACCGCACTTTTTGTATCTCCGCCTTCGCTCCACTTCTCAACTTTGACCCGGCCTTTGACGCGGACCAACGCGCCGTTGCCGATATCAAGAATCTTTTCTGCGACCTGACCCCATGACGACAACTCGAACTCGTCGTAGTCTTCATGGAACCGGCCTTCGATATCAGTCCAGTGACGAGCAATCGAGATGGATCTCCTGACCATCAATGCCCCTGTCTTTGTCTCGGTCTTTCGACTGATCGCTCGTAGCTCGCCGATCAAGTAAACCACGTTCTCGGTTGGTGTCGCGGTTGTTTCGTTCGTCGTTGATTCGCTCATTTTGTAATAAATATACAGCCAAGTTCACGGTAGCTATTCATCCTCTTCTTAGCATGGAACGCTCCGATAGGATGGAACTTGTCCGAAAAGTCCACGATTGTCGCACAGTTTTTTGTTTCTGTTTTACGCAGCGCGCGGCTCGCCCGCTGGATGGTCTTCTGCGATGACCGACCGCCGCTCACCATGATGAGCAGTTCGACGTTGGGAAGATCCAGTCCTTCGTCGGCCAATGATGTGGCGATCATGGTCCTGAGATTGCCGGCCTTGAACTCTTCCATGTACGATCGCCTGTCCTTCTTCCCGATCTTGGAATGCACCAAGCGAGAGTTCGGTATGCTCGCCTCGTACTGCTCTCCAAGCGTGATACGCGGGATCAGGATGAGTGTCTGCATGTCCAGATGGTCCAGAGCATACTGCACCGCGTACCGGTTCCTCTTCGCGTTCTGGCAGATACCGATGTCCACCAGCGATTCCCAGGCGCACATCTTCTTCAGGTCTTCATCGCTGATCCGCATATACCTGCGACGAGCTTGGAACAGCCGGTCGATGTTGTCGTCGATCTTGGTCTGGATGTTCAGGTCGGTGGCGTCGCTGATCTCCAGGTAGGCGTCGGCCAATGAATCTCCGATGTCGCTTCGAGAGATCTCGTAGATTGAATCCCGGAACAACGACCGGGTGACCTTGTTCCGATCATCATCATCGCTCCAAGGGGTCGCATCGAATCCGTATCGAAGCCCTTGGCACGACTCGATGATGCGCTTCCAACTGACGGCGGGGCTATGTTTGCATTCGTCAACGATGAGCAGGTTCTTCTTGCTGAAGTCCACCGACTCATGCGGACACCGGATATCAACCACTCCATCAGGAATCCCTGCAACACTTAGTGATACGCGCCCCTGCTGACACGTCTCGATCGTCGGAGCGGTCCAGCCGAACAGCCAATCGGGATTCAGCTTGTGATAATGCTTGATGATCGATGCCGCTATCCAGGTCTTGCCGCTACCGGCAGGAGCTATGATCAAACCATCGGACTTGGTGGCCCACTCAACTGCTTTTTTTTGGTACTCTCTCAGATTCATAATTTTAGGAGATTGAATCCCGGTCGCCATTCGAGACGACCGGGATGTTTATACTACTCGACGGACTCGACCTTGACCTCTGGAGTCTTTCCAATCATTGCCACCCGCAATGCTTGGCTGGCAAAGAACCCAATCTTAATGCCGTTCTCGACACAATACTTTCGCATCTCTTCATGGATGGTCGCGTCGATTGTGATTACTGTGCTTTTGGTTTTTTCTTTCATGTGTATTATTTCCTGCAAAGTTTCACCGCACAATCGATTGCTTCCCTGATTGCCGGCCACTCTTCTGGGTCAATCGAGATTTTTCGGTTTCCTTCGACGTGTTGTTTGACTTCAACAAATTCACCACCCGCTTCGTCCGTGATCTCGATGTCCGTTGCAAGTTCATCGAACAGTGGTTCTTTCTCTCTTACAACGGTCCATTTGATCGTTCGTTTGATGTATTTCATGCTTTTGGTTTGTACTCTTGACCTGGGTTTTTTTGTGCGTGTTCCGCGAAATCTGCGTATGCCCGGAGGTCCACATAGTTATCAGGATGGAATACCCGGACGCTGCGATTGATCTTGAA